CCATCTGTTCCTTGTGGACCTGTATAACCAGTTGGTCCTGTTGGACCAGTTACATTTGAATCTGCACCAGTATAACCAGTATATCCAGTTGGTCCAGTCGGTCCTGTATAACCAGTTGCTCCAGTATTTGTAGCAGAACCGTCCATTCCTGTATAACCGGTTGGTCCTGTATAACCTATATTACCAGATCTTGCAAATTGAAGATAAATACCTGAATAATTAGTAAAATTACCAGATCCTGTTATATAAGTAACAGCTATCTTTCTATATGTTGTAGCATCTGTTACAGCAGTAACTTTATATATATTTACACGAGATACATTAGATACTAATGTAAGAATACCGCATTCTTCTGGTGATCCACCATCATCCCATGTATCCATATATGTTGAGGTATTTATAGATGGATAGGATGAAGTATTATTAATATATATCATAGTAACTGCTGACGCAGTTGTATTATTCATTCTTATAAAACCAGATCCAGGATTAGCATCTGTGGTATTTGTAGAATAAATATAACTATATGAATATATATCGGTAGGACCAGTATAACCCGTATAACCAGTTGGTCCTGTAACAGTAGATGCTGCACCAGTATAACCAGTGTATCCTGTGTATCCTGTATAACCAGTTGGTCCTGTATTGCCCCTTGGTCCAGTATAACCTGTATAACCAGTAGGACCTATTGGACCACCAGATGGACCTGTATAACCAGTTGGTCCTGTTACACCACCTTCGAGTATTGCTGATATTACCTTATCAGCAGTATTTGTCCAATTACCACCAGTATAACCAGATACATTAAAAGCGTCGTATACTTTATCAGGAACTGCCATTTATTACCTTGTTACTATTGGTTGTCCAATCTCTTGTTCTATATTCTTCTTAATATCAACAAATCTACCACTGGAAAATTTGAAAATATAATTATTTATAGGAATTTCTATTCTCGATTCATCCTCTAAAATAAAATATCTTGATAGATTAGTTTCCACTATTCCATCACCTTTTACTCTTTTTAGTTTAGTACTAAATAAAGATCCTGATCTCTTATAAGTCACTGTATACATTTATTTACTCCATTTATATATTTATTTAACTCTCATTATATATCTACAAGAAAGATATAATGGTCTATTCTCTGAGTTAGAAGCTGCTCCAGAAGTCATTGCGGCGTTACCGTTTACACCACCAGTAACTAAACCAATAACACCTGAAAAAGATGATGCAGCATGTGTATGTGTATCAGAAGATGAGGAATATTCTTGAACAACAACAGAAGATACACCCGTTGGCCACAGTAAACTTGGTGTATTATATGTAAAACCAACTTGCGAAGATGTTATATTTGTAGTATGTGTGTGAGCACCAGAAGCTGTAATATTCAATGTTGCACCAGTACCCATTCCATGATAGTGAGCAGGTGTGCTATGGGTATGAGTCATTGTAGAACTACCACCAATATTACCATAAGCAGTTGATCCCATAAGAAATCTATCATCTGATATATTAGGAAGATAACGACCAGTTCCACCCAATAAAGGAGATGCAACTGCAGATAAAGCAGAACCATCGCATATTTTAAAATAATCAGTTAATGTTCCAACAGCAGATACATAAGTCCATCCACCATTTGAACCATCTGTAAAATATCCGGGTAGAAATGCTATAACACTACCTATTGGACAAAGTGCTTCATACAACTGTTTCATTGTAAATGTTGGTGCAGCTGCACTATTACCAATAATACTGTTCTCTATATTATCATATATCTGATCAAATTCAGCTGCGAATAGATTACCATCAGCTAATGTAGCTCTATCCCAACCAGTTAATTTTGTTGCTGAATAACTCATATATTACTTAACCTCTTTCTTATGTCTATATATTCTTTCTTTCTCTTCTTCTGTGAATTTATATCCTAATTTATGTTTATTTCCTTTCATTTTTTCACTCATATATTCTTTCCATTCATTAGAATGTAATGGATATTTTTTACCAGTTAATTTTTTACTATGAGAATCTTTTAATTCTTTAGCTTTATCTTCTCCATATAATTCTATAAAAGTTTTTCCTTTTTTATTAGATGGTCTTCCTTTCATTTTTTCGCTTTGATTCTTTCTTTGTTCTTCAGAACGAATAGAACCTTTAGCACATTTATTACCTTGTAATCTAATACTCTGTTCTTTCTTTTGTTTATCTGTCCAGGTATATCCTACACAACCATCACCACCTTTAGTTAAATTATAAAGATTATTAGTAGCTCTATAGTTTGCAATAAAGAATTTTTCCATTTGATTCATCTCTTCTTTATCCAAACATTCAAAAATTACTTCCCAAGTAAAGTTTTCTGGTTTGTACTTCTTAAATGCTCTATGAAAATATGTTTTTGGATTATTACTTTCATAATTATGATCTTTTTTTCTATCTTTAAGAGATTTAATAGTTTTACCTATATATAAATCTCCAGTAAGAATATTTGTTGCTTTATAGATTATCATATGAGATCATCAATTATGATCCACTGATATTCAAGTGAATCATTCTTTGGTTTATCTTCAAATGTATATTCTAATATCTGTGTTCCAGTTGGATCAAAAGCAGCTATCTTATTAACTACATCTGTATTCATATCTGTAGTTGGAATAGTTATTCTATAATCCCAGTTACCATTTGATAACTCTTTAGCTGTAACAGTACCGGATCTTAATTCAGATGCACCATCGTATAATTTAATAGTTGATAATCTATCTATATCACCAGTTCCTAATGTAGCTTTTGATGCTAATATAACAAATCCTATTTGAAAGTTTGCACCTATACCAGCAGCTTTTACCTCAGATATAATATCTCCTACTGATAACGGAACACCCATTGTATCAACATTACCTTCTAATCTTCCTTCTACATTACCGGGATCTTTATTTGCTGGTGACATAACTAATGTAGCATCTAATGGCCATGTATTATCAAGATATACTTCACCAGTTAATCTCCATAATTCGTATGGTCTAAATGCAGATTCATCAGCAGCACCAGATATTGTTTTACCTATAGCAACTAATTCTGGTATGGTTCCAGATGATTCTTGAGATGCTATTGCTATTGATAAATATACCCTGTATTCTTCATCAGTTTGACCAGGATCTCTTGCTAAACACAAATTCTGTCCTAAAGCATCAAGTTGTTCACCAGAGTTATCATTAACTGAATTCAATAAAGAAATTAATCCTAATTGAGTATCTACTTCAGTACATTGATTTTCAAATACTCTATATAATTTCTCTATATTTGTTCCAGTTGATGTATATAGAAAAGATTGAGTAAACAGGGCCTGTCCATCAAGAATCATATTTAACTCACAACAATTTTAATATTATTTCCAGTACTATATGTATCAGTTCCGTCAGAGTTACATACAGCGTATTTGTCATAATCTATAGTAACTTTTCTGCTTGTAGGAGGATCTGTTGGATACTCATCAATTGTAATTACTATATCATCAACACCGACTAAATCATCCATTTCTGATTCAAGCATCCAAACCTTTACATCAGCTCCTATAGCTAAACCGTCATATTCAGTTCCTTGTGTTTCACCTTCTAAGATATTAACTCCACCTATAACCTCTACAATACGTTGCCTTATAGTTAATTTCTGTGCATCATCCCAAGTTGAATCTCCAGTTGATGTTATTGTTACCAATACATTAATATTATTAGATGTTGGTACATCCCATTTCATAATATGATCATCACCATTATCATCATATACTATTACAACCGTACCAGAAGATGTACAATAAGGCTCAATACCAGCAGCTTTATTATTAAATATAGCTGTTGCTATCTCTGTGTTATGAGTACCATCACTATCTACTAAACATTGAATTGAATGAGGAGGTAAACCATTTACATCATCACTATTTGCACTGTTTTCAACAACATATGCATTATAAACACCATCAACATCCAATAATGCTGATAATAGTGCTGGTACTGAGGCTCCTGAGGATGATGTTCTTAATTTATATCTTACTCTTAATTCAGGATCTGTTTCAATATCAGAACCACCAGATGTTGGAGATGCATTAGTAACAGAATCTAATCCTGCAATTGGTGAAGTAAATTCTATTATTGAACTTGCAGCTACTATACCAGTTGGACCTGCAACTTCTGCTATAACTGGTATTGTTGTTCCTGTAGAAGTTATTGTTGCAGTACCAGTATTTGTAAATACAATACCTGTAGCAGTTTGTACACGAATATCACCGGCAAGTACACTTACATCTATACCAGTTGCAGTTATTGTAACATTACCAGTAGCATATTGAGCTGCATTTCGTGTTATACCACGTAATGCACATACTCTATCAAGAGATGTACCAGTTGCTGTATCTACATAATTACTATAATAACTATCCTCTAATCCTTCCCAAAGATCAGATAATATCTTAGCATTAACTTCAAGCATTTGACCAAAAGGAGAATAAATAGATAAATCTATATCATCACCAAATAAAGATCTTGCTTCTTCTTGCATTTCTGCCAAGATGATATCGTATGTTTTAAGGATAAATCCCTGATCAGTGACGCCGTATGCCATGCTATACACTCCCTGTTACTACACCAAAATCTGATTGTACACGAAATGTACAAGTTAATTCAGAATCTTCTCTATCAAATACTACTTCAAGAGCCAATATACTGGATACATAAATATCACCTAATAGTATCTTTCTTATCTTAGTTTTAATAATATCTTCTATATCTACTGCAGAACCAAGTATTGTATTCCATTCAACACCTTCATTTGGTTCTAATGTAAATTCACCCTTGCGTAGTTTTATCTTATTCTGTAATATTTGTGCCAATGCATCTGCATCTGTTAATTCTTCTAATATACCATTAGTAATAATTAAATCACCATTAGAATCTAAAGCTTGAGTTGTAAGAGTTGCCATTGTTATGTTCCTATAGTTGGCGGTGATGTTGGTTGACCTGGACCACCTGTTGTTGGATGTGTATGTAATTGTAAGGTATGCAATGTAGAACCACCTGTTCCATACGACATACCTTGTGAATCAAATTTAGTTTCTATAGTTCCACCAACAAATTTAAATGTTACATTATCTGCTTCAAATACAATATAGGAATTTCCGTTCTTTTCACCAATAATTAAACCTTCTTCTGTAGAAAATTCTGCAGGAGGAGTAAACTTATTTGATACTATAGAACCCAATACACAAGCATTTTCCATTGAGAATAATGCTTCTGTTTCTGCTCTCGAATATTCATCTAATGAAGTATCTATATTTCTTGAAGAAAAACCAACCCAAACCATATCATTAGGTTTATATTCTGGTCTTATATAATAATTACCTGATAAGATAAACATTACAGGAACATCTGGTATAATTGGATATTGTGTCTCAGTTGTTACACCTGTATCATCTGTATATGATTGCTTAAGATACGGTTGAACATCTGCTCGCATTTTCTCTTTATCAAATTTAGTAATTTTGCATGGCAAACCTATTTGTATTTGCTTTACAAAAGAATTAAATGAATCTTTTAATAATGATGCTAAATCGTACATTATATAGATACCGCTTCCCATTCACAATAAGATGATTTATGAGTAGCAAAATACTTTCTACCGCCAACTATCATATATTGTTTCTTATTGCCAGAACCATCTTTAATCATTACATTAGAATATAACTTTAATGATGGAAAGAATAAAGATTTAAATTTAATAAGATCTTTACCAGTATATTTAGCTGCAAGATCTTTATCATAATATTTTTTTACAGTTTCTATTAGACCAGATTTTGGTGATAATTCTATAATCTTATTAACTACTGTCTTATTTGCTGGTTTTATTTCTATTTGTCCATTATTAAAACTCCAGGAAGATTCAGATAATATACATAATCTATCTAATGCATTTTTAAATATACCTGGAACGAATGTTTTTAATAATAGATCCTTACCTAACTGCATTTGTCCTATTGGTAGTGTTATACCAACTTCTTCTAATATTTGATCTAATATACTGCTTAAGAGTTGATTTCTATAAGAATTTTTTAAAGGTTTATATAATGTAGTTGTAATAGAATCTAATATAGAAATTTCGAGTACTGTATCTGTTTTACTCTGTTCAAATTTTGGTTTGTTTATTTCAGAATAATCTATTTTACCCTTAACACATGTACCATAACCCGTATTTTCATATTTAAAAGGTAAATAACCAGCATCTATTTGTATTTCTTTATTTTTAATACAATTATCTATGGTAGTTTTGGATGGATTATATAATTTTAATTTAACTAACCAAGGCACTTTTATTGAATATGTTTGTTCAAACTCCATATTAAATGGAGGGCATTGAAATATGTGTGATCCGAGTGTTACTTCTGCATAATGATTATATAGCTTACCTATATAATTATAATCATATGTTGATTCATAGGAAACGATATCACCAGTTATAGAATTTTTTATATTAGGCATCTACTATTTGTCCATCTGGTATAATATAAATTTCTACTGGATTATTAAATGTATCTTGATTTAATTCGCTTATGGGTACTGTAGATCTAAAAATATCATTAAAATCAAATGGTATTAATAAATCAGTCATTGGAAGATTATCTGATATAGCAGTTATAAAACTATTTGCATATACAAATTTACCAGAATATAATATTTCATCTGTATTTATATCAGATATTATCGCAGTATAAAAATCTCCTCTTGTATTATATCTAAATTCAAAGTTATATTTAACATCAGATAAAGTTATATCTGTTATTATGGGTAACTCAGAATCTTTTATATCTATATAATTTAATGATATCATTACCATAAACCTTTTAATACAGATTGGTTATTTAGTTCTTGTTTTATTACACCACCAGTTTTCTTGATGGTTTTTCCTGCTTTTGTAGGTAATTGCGGTGTAGCTGGTGCTACCATAGATGTATCTGCTACAAGTATTTGTTTTAATTGTACTTCTATTGCCATCCCATTACCGGTTGATTGATCTTTGGTGCGTACTACTCTTGATAATACTAATGATGTTATTTCTCCATCTTGACCATTATATGTTAATATTTCTTTACGTATTAACCAATCTTGTAATCTTTCCATTCTATCTGGTATATACTGAAACATATTATTTGCAGATCCACCAGTTGCCATCGATGAAGCAGCACCAAGAGCTTGTTGAAGTATAAATGCGTCATCAGTTAGTATAGCTTTAATATTAACTATCTTTGGCTTAGATATAGCATTATCAGTAATAGTATTAATTGTATTTACATAATCATCGTTAAGAGTTTCTATATCTTCTGAGTTAGATGCTTGTATAGCAAATTCAGTAACTTCATTATTATCTTCTTCTGTAAATGTAGTTACAACGTCAAATACAACTCTATCTCCACCATAATTTTCAAGATATGCTCTTGTTACTTTACCAGTAACAAAATCCATTATAGGTTCTGTAAATAGCATCTTATAATCCTAACTGCTGTTTTGTTTGTTTAAAATAATCTAAAGCAATATCTCTAAATTGCATTTCTGTATCTTTTCCAAGACCACCCGTTATAGTAACATTTATTGTTTGATTTAGTACTTTACCTTGTGGAATACCACTTAATTTTTCTATAATCCAAGGATTAGATAGAATAGGTGGGGATTCTCTTTTGGTATTATTACTATAATCTAAAAATTCATTTTTTGCTAATCTATCTGATCTTTCTATATTACCTTGTTGCAGCATATCATATAATGTAAATCCCTTTGGTCTTTTTTCACCAAACAACCAAATTGCTAATTGTTTAAATTCTTTTAAAAGTTCTACTATAGGTTTTAATTCTTTTTCAAACTCTTTCCAAGATCCTAACCAATCTCCCATTAAAGAATCTCCACCTTGTATCCATATTTTAATATCATCGAGTAAAAGGAGTAGTACTGTTAATGCTGCTGCAATAGTTAATACATGTGGTGCTGCAAAACCTAATGCAGCAATTGAACCTATAAACATTTTTAAACCTGCAGTTGCAGATATAATAGCTATTAATCCTGCTGCTATACCAGCAAAAGCAATTCCATAACCAATCAATCTTTTTTCTGATGGTCCTAATTCATCTATAAATCTTTTTATACCTTGAATTGCTTTTAATAGTAAAGATATAAACGGTGTAAATATAGGAAGAAGAGTTTCACCGAGTGTTTGTTTTAATTCATTCCACTGCATTACTAATGCATTAGTTTGATTAGCAGATTTATTAGCTAAATCTATATATTTTATTAATAAACTATTTTCTTGAGAATAAAGCATATTTATTAATGCTTGTTCTCTTCCAAGTTTTGTTTTCTGCTCTAATAATAGCTTTCTATCTATTTCAGCTAATCTAAAAGATTTAGGTAATACGCCTTTTGAAATATACCCACCAAAGATAATACTTACTTCTTCAACATCTCTACCCATTATAACTGCAATTTGTTGTAAATATTTTAAGGATTTAGCTGCTATATCTGCTGATACTTTATAATCTTCTAAAGTAATAATAGCTTTTCTAAGACTATCATCTTCTGCTAATCCTTCAGATATCCTTAGAGTTTCACGAATTGCGTCATTGTATAATTTTAAATTAGAACCAGCTAATTGATCGAAACGAGCACCTGTTAATTCTGCTGCTGCTCCTAATTTAAATAGATCCCAAGTTTGTGCAGTTATTTTTGAACCAAAATATGTAATACCTGCTGCTTTTAAAGCAGAATCCATACCTTGTATAGAGGATATTGCACTATCTGTTCCAGTTTTAAATTTATTTAAAACATTAGAAAACCTATCTTTAAGTGATATACTACCTGTAATATCTCTTATAGAATTAGCCATTCTTCTTACCTAAAATAGTTTGTAGTTGTTCATTTTCATGTTGAAGTTTAATATCTAAAGCTGCATTTGCTTCTAATATTTCTTCTATTGGAAGATTTGAGGCTTCTGTATATGTTAGAACACCATATACAATTGGTCTCCACCATGCATAAAAATCAGTAGCTCTTTCTTGAATAATTCTTTTAGTTAAATAAGGTTTAATAGATACATTATTCTGGATAGGAACCGTTGTGTCCAAGATTCCCTGCAAGAAACGTAGTGGACACTTGGGTCCACACCTCCAATTCATTAGGAAGTATAGTATCTATAGATAATTTATTACCTACTTCTGGAAAGCAGCAATGTTCAAAGAAATAATCTAATACTTTTTCAGTATCTAATTTAATATCAACACCTTTAGAACTGTTGGTTGAGATTACTCTTAATTCATTTTGTAATCTCAACCATGCTCTTGTACCAGGGTGTTGCAATCTATATTTTTTATCATATACAGTTATAGTTGTATTAAGATCACCTACTACTGTAATTGGATTTTGTACTAATGTCCTTTCCATTTATTTACTCCATTATCTATTTATATACTTACTGCGTTAAGATCTGAACACATAAATGTCCATTCTACCATTTGCTCAGTATCAGCAAAAGATCTATCTGGTTCTTCATTAATCCAAGCTTCTGATGCTAATATAATTTCAGTACCAGAACTATTATTCTTAATCATAAGAGCACCAGTTGCTGTGCTATTTTTTATACCATCACAAAATTGATTAG